CACCTCGCGGGTCAGCTCTTCCAGCTTGGTGTCTGTCACTGCCTGGGCGGTGGTGATGGTCAGTTCTGTCTTTCGATGGGCCGCCCAATTGGAAATCATCACTCCCATCAAACTCAGTCCCCCGGTGATGAGGGCTACAATGATTTCTGTCATGCTCTGATCAGGCCTCCCTTTTCTTGGTCAGATCTCGCAGCACCTCGGATTGATACTCATCGGGGATATCGACTCCGTAGCAGATCGCATTAAGCTCGTCCAAGGAGCTCACAGACTGGATCCAACGTCTGAGCGAGTTAAAATACGCTTCATTGTAGATCACCAAGTCCTCCATCATACCATTAACCAGCGTGATGTCGTCCGGAGAGAAAAATTTACAATCCTCTCCATCGGCGTGCCAAGGCACCGCTGTCTGATCAGACGTGGCTTTGGCTGCCAGCATGGAAATCATGAGCTGATCGGTCATCTCCAGTGAGAAGTGATGGGATTCACCGTCGGATAGTGTAGCGTTGAATCCAGCGGTGATCGTCACATTACAGACCTGCGACATGGCATTGATGAGCTCTTCCTTCGCTGCGGTCAGCGCATCAATGCTGTCCCTGTTTGCAAAAAGCAGCCATTTTTCAATTTGTGAGCGGATATCCTCCATGACCAGCACGCCGTCATAGCGGAACTGCACTTCGTCGCACTGCCACATTTTTTGAACCCTACCGTCAACATCCTCCTCGATCTGGTTGATGTTGGTTCTGATGATAACATCCGTTTGTCCGGATCCTACCGGAAACAGCTCGATTTCATTGGGCTGCGACGCATAATTTTCTTTCATTTTGAATCACTCCCTGTATTTTCTTGGTGCGGTAAGCCACAGATCGCTTTGCAGCTTGCATTATGGTCTCCACATTGTACTGGCGCATAAAACCAAAACTATCACTGCTAACCAGCCACCCGTAATAGGCTATAATTTTGTGCGCTCTCCACCACGGAATATACCCGAGCGTCGACAAATTCCGATGTGCTCGAATTATCTGCCGTCGTATCCGTACAAAAATTTTGTTTCGCACGATCGTGTATGTCCTGTAAACTCTGTACCCCATCATGTCAATACCAGGGGTTCGTTTTCTGGATCCCGCTTTCCGTGCTTTGTGCGTCATTTTCTCCTGTTCAAACGATGCCGGATATGCGATTATCCAGGCATCTTTTATCTTAAGCCCAAGAGTCGTATAGGCCCAGGTAGCTGCTTGCCTGATCGCCTTTTTTAAATTTGAGATACGTCCGTAAATTGAGAAATCGTCTGCATAGCATACGCACGCCATTATAAGCTTCTGCCGTACTCCTCTCCTGGATTTTTCTGCGTTGAGAAGGTGCCTGAGGAAGTAGGACATGACATAGTTAAAAAGCCAGGTCGGGAGGTACCCTCCAATCACAAGTCTGCCATCTGGGTACATAGCAAGCAAGGCCCCCATAAACCACAACAGCACCTTGTTTTTTCTGATGTCTCGTCGCAGAAGCTGCATGACACATCCCACCGTCACGGAATTGTAGGCGTGTCGAATATCGCACTTGACCTCATCAATCTTTCCGTGGAATTTTCGTCTTAACAGTCTTTCGATCTTTCGCTTTCCCGCGACTTGTCCTCTTCCCGGGATGCTCCCATATTGGATCGGAAGAATTTTAGCTCTGAACATCGGCATGAGAGCATCCACGGCGATGTACTCCAACGCCTGATACCGTCGACTCTTTGGAATTGTCGAATCGGTTTTAGCTCTAAATTCCTGTTCCGTATTCTTTGGGTCAGATCCCGGCTGATCGCTACTACGGCATCATAAATCTTTCGGTAGCTTTGCGACAGCCGCTCTTCTTCGTACTCTTCTCGCGTAACCATGCCCGTAGACACAAGCATCCTCCGGAAATCCCGGCGGGCCAGTTTCCTATTGCCGATGAGGCATCGGAAAACCGCCGCTTGGTTAAACTCCTCATTCTCGATGTCCACGTTTTTTGGCTTGCAATATGTCTTCATACAACAACTCCTGGGCATTATATTCTCTGGTTATCTCCAACGACTTTCGGGTTTGGGCTCTCACGCCCTATGCTACTAGCCGCCACAAGGATCCTTATCCTTGCGCCGTAGGCTCGGCTCACCGTGCAGATGTAGCCGACACATACGATGCTGGTTTCAAGCAATTTTCGCGCATAAGCGAGGAATATACGGTGCAATATCGAGAATAATATGCACGTTTATACATAACCAGTGGGCACCGAGCGAGCCGTTCCAGTTCGAGTTCGAGACCGAATTGTTCGAATTCCGAGCGGCGAGACCCGCATTGCCGCCGTTGTTCAAGTCGCACCACGCCCAAGCAGCACGAACGCCAGACGACGCAGGGTACACATAGAAGCCAGCTTTAACGCCGGTGCCAGATCCTGCCGCCGTGCTTGTGCTCTCAGGCCAAAGCGTTGACTCGCTGATGGCGGTATCCTCGATGTACTCCCAGTGGGAGGAGGTTCCCGACGGACAGCTCAGTGTCAACCCCTCCTGCTTTTCATAGTCTGTCGAGATCGTACCGTTGGTTGTGACCTTGCTCTGGTCATCAATCGTGTAGCAATCCAAAAGATAGGATCCATCGCTGTCAGTACTCCACTGCCACAGCTCGTCAGAAAAAATGATATACGAACCGTTTTGGAACTCGATTTTCTGGAGCAGACCCGGCTCTTTACCCGATGTGCAGCTGTAGCGGCTCCCATCGGTGCCCTGCACGCCGTCATTCCAGCCCGCACCATAGGGCATGGTGCTCAACATGGTAGTATTTGCGGTTGTGTTAAACGCAGAATCCGTGTCCACATACACGGCGGAATATGCCACACCGGATACGGTCACCTCTTCGATGGCCGTGATTTTGGCCAAACGTGCGATGCTGTAGGAGGCCGCTGCGCTTCGGTCGGTGCTGCTCGCATTGTCTCCGAGCATCACGTTGGAGCCTACGATCAAATTAGCAGCGTTTGCCTTCGTGATGATGATGCGATTCACCCCCGTCTCGGACACCGCGGCGCGGTACTGGAAACTGTAGCTCGAGCACCCCTCAATCGTGCCGGAATTCCCCTTCCTCGCGTATTTTAGCCACATCATGCGGAGCAGGAATTTTGACACATTAACGCTGCCGCCGGAATACATGGATCCACGGGCACGCCACAGGGCAACACCGCCAATGTGGGAAGTCCACAATACCGGGTTAAGCCCCGTTCCGCAGGTAATTACGCCATTCGCGTCTTTTCCGGCATAATACTTGGGGTGGGCCATAAAGGAGTGCATCACACCGTCTTTGGTCTTACCGTCCTTCCATTGCTTGTAGCCGGATGCTGCATGGCAGCGCGTTTTGAAAACTCTGTAACCGCCTTCGTCCCACTCTCTACAGTATGTGTTCTTCTGGAGCACCCAGCAGAGGTGTTCTCCGGAGCGGACATCGTTGATGTCGTCAATGCCCTCCACCGCATATACGGTGATCGTGCCATCGGCATTTTTTTCGGCGGAAACCTCCACGCACCAGAACTGGGGCAGATGCGCGAAATCATCTTGCCCCTCTGATGTCTCCGTGGACGGGACGCAGGTAAGGCCCGCGCTGTCATCCGTCTTCTCCCCAATCGCCGTCGTGGATGTAGAGAACAGCGGGAACTTGACACCGTGCACCCTATCGTCGTCCAGAACTGTTCCGAACCAGCGTTCCAAGAGGTCTGCCCGCGCCGTGGTACCCTCCGTATACTGGGAGTTCCACCACTCCCGGAAGAGGGCATTCACCTGGTCTAAATTTGTGCACTTATTTACTAAGGTGCAGAAATAGCTGTCGATTGCGCCAGCATCCCCGCCACCGATTAAGGCGGCTTTTTGCAGGGCCACAAGTTCCTGCAAAGTCGAGTCTCGGGGGATATTATAGGTGCTCATTCTGTTTTCCTCCTTTTTTTTCGACTGTCACTCGTCGATTATGATATCAAGGCCAAGATCATCGGCGTTGATTGCGAAAGTTAGCCCACCAAAGCGGGTGGTTAAGCCCGCAATGGCAGACGCGTTTGCTGCAATTTTTCCGCTCAGAACGCTTTCTTTTTGGTCGGTGTAACTTTTTGCCTCTGCCAATCTTCCATCCGCATACGTTTTTGCGGTGGTTAGATTTGTGTCTGAGTATTTTTTTGCGGTGGTTAAATTCGTATCTGAGTATTGCTTCGCAGCGGTCAGAGCATCGCTTGCGCCGCCGCTGGCCTTTTCTGCCGCCTCGTGTGCCGCCTTGATCCCATCTTCTATGTGATTTAGGGCCGCGGCATTGATCGGCGTACCGCCGCTCTCATTGTTTGCCCATCCGTTGGGATAGTACGTTGTATAGGCCATTTGATCTCCTTCCTCATCCCTTGGGATATGTCAAGCTGTTCTGGAGTTTTTCGATGGCCTCTTGCATTTCTTCAATGGATTTCTGCATCTCGGCCAGCGTCTCCAGGTTCCTCTGGATCTCCACAATGGTGTTATTGGTGGAGACCAGATCCTGTTGTATTGTGCTGATCGCTGAGGTATGCTCTGCGGTGGTGCTTGAGAGACCCGACAGGCTTTGTTTCGTTGTGGTGATCTCCGACTGTATTCCCTCAACGGCTTTCTTCGTGTCGGTAAGGCTCGTTTGCAGATCCCCGACCGCCGTTTGCAGATCCTCAATCTGCTTATCCTGAGCCCCCTCATGCTCTGACAATGCCGACACCGTAGCACCAAGCTCCGCGAGGCCCGCAGAAAGGTCGGTAACCGTCTGCTCAAGATCTGCTATCTCTGAGCCATAGTCCTCATCCTCGATGGCTTGCAGGCGCGTCTCGATAGCTGCCAGGGCTGATTCGAGCACTGATATCTGCGCGCTGTAAAACGCACCGTAGATCATGCCGGAGGCAAAGTCAATTGCAAACCCCGTCAGCACTTGCTCGCCATTGGACGGGTATACGTCCTCCGCCGGATACAAGTCAGGCAGGGGGAACAGATACGGTGTCTGGGTCACAGAATAGTCGCTAGACCGGATGATACCAGTCTTGATATCATCCACAGACAGATTATTGATGACGGCATAGATCGCATAGAGGTCTGTGATGCTTGCCTTGTCCGCCACGACGGTGATGAGGTCATTGATTTCATCTTTTATGGCCGCGGTGTCCTTCTCTCTGCTAGACAGATAGGGATATTCGTCCTCATACTCTGCATTGGTGGGGGCCTCGATGTCCGAGCGGAACATGGTGTTAAGCGTGGCGGTCTCATTGGTCAGGACGCTGTACACCAGCCCGTTATATCGCACCTGATCCCCCAGCTCCGCCGCCGGGTCATAAATGGCCTTTTCCGCCGTAAACGGATTGTAGATCAGTCCGCCGTAGGTTGCATAGAGGTCATCACAAATCACCTGAGAAGCATAGGGGTTCCCGG